TCGCTCTTCTAAAAAGCCAGTAAACAAGCGGTTTCCGAGGATTCGGAAGCCGCTTGTTTTGTTTCAAAATGCTTTTTTCTAAAGTTTTTTCTAAAGTTTCAATTTTTTTCCGTTAAACCGTTCATATTTTTTATGTTTTATCATACTATTTATATCTTGGTTTTCTTGTAAAAAAGAAAAGGAGAGATTAAATCTCTCCTTTTTCCCTCGGTGCACTGTGTTTATATTCATCAATTTCAAAGTCTGAAATGTAAGAAATCTTTAGACTTTATTTACATTTCAATACACCTATGCACCATTTACATAATTATTGTTCATATTGTCTGTTTTGTCAAGCATTTTTATGCCCTCTCCAGATAATCCCTACACAAAAATAAAAAGGAGAGATTAAATCTCTCCTTTTTATTCGGTGCGCGTGTTAATATTCATCATTTTAAAAGTCTGAAATATAGTGGAACTTTTAGACTCTATCTATATTTCAATACACCTCTGCACCGTTTATATAATTATTTCTCGGATTCGCCATTTTGTCAAGCACTTTTTTATGTCCTCTCCAAATAATCCCCGCTACAGAATCCCGTTTTATTTACCCCTTGCACAGATGCCTGTACATACAGCCACCGCGCGCCGTTTGTTACAGTGTAGTAACCGTAGCATTTTACAGCTGTCCCTTTAGGTAATACAGTCATGGACGCTTTACTCTTACCAGCTCCAGCCCGCAGATGTAACGCTGCTGTTGTCCGGTATGTCCCTGCCAGCGCTTTGTTGTATGCTTTTGCAGGCTCCGCCTTTGTTGCTTTTGTCGGCTGCGCAGCCGGAACGGCCGCGCGCTCCTGTGCCGCCGCTGCCCCATCGGACAAAACCGCAACTGTATGCCCTTTTGTGCGTGTTACAAGTATATCCCCGCGCAACAGCCGCTCCGGTCCGTTGCAATGCTCGCCGTCTGTGTATACTGTAAAATGCCCCGTCTTTTCCAACACCGTCTTCTCGGACGCGGTGTTAAAGCTCGGCACTTTAATGCCCGCATACAGGCAGCACAGCCGTACCAGCTCCGAGCAATCCGTCTCTGTGTCCTGCTGGATGCATGCCGGATCGTATCCATATGGCGCTGCAGCCAGCGTCGCTCCTGTCCTATGGCTTTGGCAGTATCCAATATGTTCGTTTGCGCACGCTGCCGCCATTGCATATGCGATCTTTTCCCGCACCGCCGGATCCTTTGCCCGCAGCACAATCCAGCCCTTTATGTGCATGTACCACGCCTGCGTGCTCACTTCTCTGGCGGTCTGGTCTCCTGCTTTGCCTCCGGTCGTTTTGCCCGACTCATTTAACCTTGCGCTCCCGATCTGTACCATCTGTGTCCTCCTTGCCTCTGATCTGTAAAATTGCCTGGATCACTTTGTCGTATCCTACCATTGCAGACAGCCAAGACAGCAGCGTCAAGGCAATTAAGTATACCATCATCTTATTGTTGTACGCCGTCTCTGTAAGCACAACATATGCGGCACTTACCAGTACCGACAGGATCACGGCCACGCCTCCCGCCAGCACGTTGCTGCAATATTTTTCCCCCAGCCCGTCCATAACAATTTTTACCGCCTCCGTAAACAGTCCTGTAAACACGGACACTGCAAGCAGCAACATTAAAAAAGTTTCAATCGTCATCCTTTTGCCTCCTCTGTCATTTTCTTCTCCTGCAGGCGGACTTGCTCCGCCTGCTTTGTCTCAAAATACGCCTTGCATAAATATCCCAGGATCACGGCCACAATCTCCGTAATCCATGCGATCGCCAGCTCTGCGCACGGTTCCCGTCCCAGGTATGCCAACAGGTACGGGATTTCCGCATTCAATACACCAACGATCAGCAGAGATTTTACAGCTTTTTTTGTGTATGTACGCCTTTCATCACGCTTCCGTTTCACAATCTTCGCCTCCGTTCATCGGCGGCTCTGCATCAATTCAGTGACCTTATCCTGTTCTTCCATCGGTATCACTGCCAGAGCTCTCATGGCAGGCTGCACAACAGTGTGCATATGCCCGTCCCCGCCGCTTTTCTCGTAGTCTCCGCAAATGTCCCAAAACGCACTCGCTTCCATTTCCGACCACGCACGCCGTGGGTTCGCGTCCGGGTTTGTGTAGTACCGGTATGCCTGCAGCAACCTGTCACGCAGCTCATTACACTTTTGCCGCTTGCGTTCCGCTTCGATCTCTTCAAGCCGACGGATAACACTTTTCTGCGACTGCTCGATATTATCTAACCGGTCCGTAAGTTTTTCTTGTATGCCGATTGACTGTCTGCGCCATTCCGGATACTTCGATTCTTGATCCAAAATCTTCTGGATCTTTTCGTCCTGCGCTTTTTTTGTGTCATGCTGCTCCACGATTGCTTGCGCAGCCTTACGGTAGATTTTGTACAAAAATATAAAGGCAGCTACTAGCACAATAACAGAGCCTATGCTGTAGCTACCAAACGCTTCGATAAGTGCGTCCATATTCTTTCTCCTTTAAAATAAAAAATAGGCTTCGCCTATTCAACTCCCCTGCCCCTCAATCTTGAGGGGTGGGATTTCTTTTTGTTACTATTTCATGCATAATAGTCTTATGAATGTTTTACAACAGATTTTTACTGACTATTATGAAGAAATTGAATATACTCTTCATCCCAGAAAAACTGAGATGGAAAATATCGATAAGATGATTCATTGCGGTGATCCATCTTTCGGTGGTGCCATGTACGGCTGTCCTCACTGCGGAAATCTTAAATTTGTTCCTTTCCGCTGTCATAGCCGTTTCTGCCCTACCTGCGGCAACAAATATGCCATGGAACGCACTACCAGTATGTCCTTTAAACTGGTTAATGTCACACATCGCCATTGTGTTTTCACAATCGATAAAAGTCTTCGTGAATTCTTTCTCAAGGATCGTTCTCTACTCGATTGTCTGTTTCACTCTGCAAACAGCGTTATCACCCGTATGTTTTACAAAATGAATAAATCCAAAAACTTCACACCCGGTTTTATTATGGTTTTACATACTTTTGGCAGAGATCTGAAATGGAATCCACATATCCACTGCCTCATATCTGAAGGTGGTTACAGCGATGATGGTGTTTGGCGTAATGTCAAACACTTTGATTACACTTTTTTACGCAATGCTTTTCGCACGGCTCTGCTCAATGAAATGGAATCCAAAATCGGTTCTTCTTTCAAAAAAGTGAAGGCGAAATGTTATCGTGAACACCAACAAGGTTTTTATGTTTATGCCAAACCCAACCTCTGCGATCCCAGAATTGTTGTAAAATACATTGGGCGTTATCTTGGTCGCCCTGTCATTGCCACATCCCGAATTGATAAATACGATGGTGAAATGGTCACTTTCCATTACAACCGGCATGAGGATGAACAATACATAGAAGAAACGATTCCTGCTATGGAATTCATCCAGCGTCTCATTCGCCACATTCCTGAAAAACATTTTAAAATGATTCGGTATGGTGGGATTTATGCACGTCACCGAGAAATTGATTCCAAACTCTATCGTGCCATTTCCAAAAGCAAACATCATATCTACCACAGCTTTAATCAGTGGCGAACTGCTATTTTGTCTTCTTTTGGGTATGATCCCTTGGTATGCCCTGACTGCCAGCATAGGATGGAATTCTTAGAACTATACTTCAACCACCAGCGCGTTTCCCTCGAAGAAATGTACGAGAAAGTAATGTCCAAATCTCGTGGAAAGCGTTCTTCTGCATGATTTTCTCGATTCTTATGTTATAATCCTCTAAAAGGAGGATGAACACCATGAAACCAGATATCGAGGCACTGCGTAAAAAATACATGGATAATCCGCCGGAAGGTATGACATCCCAGGACATTCGCATTATGAGCGAGGATGCACTTCTGGATATGGACTATTTCTTAAATGATGATGAACTTGATGACGGTTTTGGTGAAGAAGGTTTTTATATCTTCTAAGCCATCTATCGTCTGCTTGTTGTGCCCGCCTCCGTGCGGGCCTTTTTCAATTCAAGAGAGCGCCGTAGGCGGTCTTTCCTATAAAGTAAAAAAGAGCTTTTAGCTCTGTTGACTGAATTAAATAGTGATTTAAGCGCTGTCCCGGAATTTGTAATTGATAAAAGTACGGGTAAAATAACGGGATATAAGACAAAGGCTGGTGCGGATACAGTATTCCCTTTTAGTGCCCCGTTATTAAACATGAAATTTTCTCAAATGCCGAAAGTGAATTACTATACGAGTACTAATCTTGTATTTGAAAATCCGGGTTATAATCGTCTAAAAGTAACGGATTGTAATGCAAACTATTGGTGGGTATATAATTGTCCGTGGTTCGATGTTAATAACTGGGGGAATGAACTGGACACAAAATATCAAATCGGCAATAGAAACGATACTGTGTTTGATATAACAAATGTTAAATATGTCTTAATTCACACCAAGCAGTCCGAAAACAATAATAGCGGGTTTGGCGGATGTAAATTTAACTTATGCAATGAATAAGTCAAAATATGTGCTTATCTGGCATATATTGTCGTTGCAGATCCGGTGTAATTTGTCCCTCCAACATAACAAGCCAGCAACCGGCAAGATGTTTTTGATATTTCCCATTCGCACTGCGCTCCAGTTCCAGCTGTATATCCGCCGTTGCACACATGTATTTTGTCTTCACTCAATACAACTACTGGTATTTTAACCGTATAAACCAATTTTGCATTTCCAGCGCATGTTGTAACAAGGCAAATTTCTTCACACTGCGAAAAGTCAAAAATTTTCTGCGCAGTTCCAGACAATGTGCCGATCTGTTCCCAGACAGAATGCTCTTTTACAACTTTCAAATCACTACTTAATGAAGTAACCCGTAAATGAACCCAGTAGGGTTCTTTTTGCTATGAAAGGAAAATGATATGGCATATATTAAATTCCGAAATTCAAAAGACTTTGTAAAATGCCTCATCGAACCGAAAGAAAATATTGTTTCGCTTGCCTTTCCACTCGGTGACGCTGTATCCACAAATACAAGTGGATTTGACGCTTTTCTAGATGCCAAAGGAGAATTACTTATCGGAGAATATGGCGCATATACTACGGTATATCGAAATTGTCCGGAGAAAAACGGCTATGAACTGTCGAACGATGGAAGCGTGTACACGGAACCGGAAAAGATAATTTCTTTCCGGGCGGAAGTAGGCGGAAGTTTAGACGGCGAGACAGATCAGGTGGTGCAGGATTATGCGGATTTGACTACCCCAGAGCCGAAACCGGAACAGAATTATGTATTCGTGGGATGGGTTCCGGAAATCCCGGAATCCGGAGCGGTAAAGGAGAGCGCTGTGTATCATGCGACTTTTGAATATGTACCTACATTAGAGGAAGTGCAGGAGGCGAAAGTAACAGAAATGAATACGCTGCAGCAGAGCGTTATTGCAAGCGGGCTGGATGTTACTCTTAGCGATGGAACAACCGAACACTTTACGCTTACCGGGCAGGATCAAACCAGTCTGATGGGGTTGCAGACGCAGGTAGCAGCCGGCGCAGAAAATATCCCTTGGCACACCAGTGATGAAAAGGAGCACTGCAAATTTTACAGCAATGCGGATATGCTTCTGATTGTAACCGCGGCTATGGAATTTGTGACATGGCATGTGACTTATTTCCGCGATCTCAGAATTTACATTCGCAGTATCGAAGATAAAGTTGCTGTGGCGGCGATCCAGTACGGCACTGACATTCCGGAGCAGTACCAGAGTGCGCCGCTGAAAGCGATGCTTGCGGCACAGAATACATGAGAATGGTAAGACCGCTAATCTTGTGGATGATCGGCGGTCTGATCTATACACTTCTGGAAATTGTAACCCGCGGTCGTAGCCACTGGACAATGTTTATTGTTGGTGGATTATGCTTTTACCTGATCGGACTTATAAACGAGGTTATTCCGTGGAAAATGGCTTTCTGGAAACAGTGCATTATCGGGAGCTTTGTGGTTACCGGGATCGAATTTGTTTCCGGTTGTATCGTAAACTTGTGGCTTGGTTGGAACGTCTGGGATTATTCCAATATGCCTCTTAATCTTCTGGGACAGATATGCTTGCCGTTTTCGCTGCTGTGGGTGCTTGTTTCCGGCATTGCCGTGATTTTGGACGATCACCTTAGATACTGGCTGTTTGGAGAAGAAAAGCCACATTACAAGCTGTTTTAGAAGCTGCGTTCTGCTATTCTTATGGCAGGAGGTAACGCCATGAAGGAACAAATTGTAATGGACATTTTGCGCGAAATGACGGCGATTTTGACGCAGGAACAGTTGATGCGGTTAAAAGAGGTAGTGCGCGTGCAACTGTGCGGATACGACATCCGCAAAAAAGAAACCGCTCTGATGCGAACGGATCAGAACTGGTTAAATTATCTGCAAATGTATCTGGATGGTTTCCGACAAAACGGGAAGTCCACGGGAACGATAGAGCAGTACAATTTGCATTTAAGCCGAATGCTCTCGTATGTTGCAAAGAATGTGCAAGATATAGAGGACGACGACCTGATTGCGTACATGTACAAGTATCGTGCGTTACGCAAGGTATCGAACAGATATCTGAACAATATGCGGCTGGTATTTAACTGCTTTTTTCGGTGGCTGCAGCGCCGCAAAGTGATTCTGCGGAACCCGGTGGACGGACTGGAACCGATAAAATATCGGCAGGTGGTAAAAAAGCCGCTGTCCCCGGAAGAACTAGAAAAAGTGCGTTGTGCATGCGAAAGGGAACGTGATCTTGCGATCGTGGAGTTTTTGTATTCCAGCGCCGTCCGAGTATCTGAACTATGCCAGCTAAACCGGGAAGATGTAAGCTGGCAAGCTGACGATGTGCTTGTGCTCGGTAAAGGAAACAAGGAACGGGAAGTGTACCTGAATGCGCGGGCGCATTTACATCTGCGGCAATATCTGGAAAGCAGAAATGATAATGACCCGGCATTGTTTGTGAGCGCAAAGGCGCCACATCAGCGCCTGACAAGAGCGGGCATCCGAAATATTTTGAGTAGGATCGGAGCCATTGCTGGGGTAGAAAATGTACATCCGCACAGGTTCCGGCGGACATCGGCAACAGATCTGCTCCGCATGGGCATGCCGATTGAGCAGGTGCAAGAGCTTTTGGGGCATGTTAAAATCGAGACAACGCGAATCTATTGTACGGTTACAAAGGAGCAGGTAAGGGCATCGCATCGGCGCTTTATGGCGGCGTAATTTGAGTGTATATGTGGGATTTTTTAAGGCCGCCGCAAGACGGTCTAAGGGAGGTTGTAGGGGTAAGTTGCACCGGTGCAACGGTGGCATGGAGCAGGCCAGAGTATTAAGTAGGGATTTGGGTGGTCTGTCTTTTGGACAAGACGCGGATGGCAACTGGGGATACAAAGCGGGAGGGGCGGATA